CAGTTGCGGTAAATATGAAGTATCTTTTAAAAGAAACAACAAAAATATTTACTGTGGTTTGTTTGATGACATAGAATTGGCTGAACTTGTAGCTATTGAAGCAGTCCACAAAGTAGATTCACTTAAAGCACAACTTAACAAATAGGAGTAGATATGACTGAAATTATTGAACAACCAACCGCAGAAGAAATTGCTCGCCATTACTCGGCAGCAATGGATTCAGTAAACCTCATTAATGCTGGTAAGCCCGAAGATATGGAAGCAGATGACTGGGCTGATACTGTTGCTCGAAATAAAGAGCATCTAAAGATTATGCTGGCTAAAGACTTTTGGACAACGGAAAATCTTAAACCTTTAGAGGATGCAAGTAAGTAATTTTTAACCACTAGGAGAACGATATGGGCAACAACACAAAAACCCCAATCACTATCAACAATGTAGAGTATCAGTTCGAGGACTTAACTTCAGAACAACAAGGATTATTCCAACATTGTGTAGATTTAGACCGAAAGATAGCATCTGCTGCGTTTAACTTAGACCAACTAAAAGTCGGTAAAGATGCTTTTATTAAGATGCTAGAGCAATCTTTAGCTACAGAAACCACAGTTCAATAGGCAAAAAAATGACAGAGGATTCATTCGACATCTACAAATACGGCAAACTGGTAGCACAAGTTGAGTCGATGGAAAAGAAAGTAGATGCTATGGAAGTAGACATAAAGAAGCTCGTGGCTATGGCAGAGCGTAGTAAAGGTTCTCTATGGGCATTGATGGGCGTTGCTTCTGTCGCCGGTGCTTTTATTGCTTGGTTAACAGAGTTGGTATTTAAGAAATGAGAGAAATATCTGTTGGTAAAAATCTTACCGCTAATACCTTAACAACGCTATATACGGTACCGAAGCAACACACTGCTCGGTTTTATACTTTGTATGTCCACAACACAGGAGGTTCTACAAAACATTTCAGTGCTTGGTGGTATGATAAAAGTCAAAATACTGAGATTGTTATTTTATTAGAATACAATTTATCATCTAAGACATATCTGCAGTTAGACGGTTCATCATATGTATTCTTTGAAGAAGGCGATGAACTAAGAGTAAAGTCTGAAACTGGTTCTTCAGTAAGCTGTATTGCTACTTTTGAGCAGGAATATAAAACAACAACACAACATGGATTTTAAGGAGATATAATGCCACTCGCTAAAGGTAAGTCACAGAAGACAATCAGTAAGAATATCTCTAAACTGGTTAAAGAAGGAAGACCACAGCGTCAGGCTGTAGCAATCGCATTATCAACCGCTAAAGTAGCTAAACCAAAGAAAAGGAAATAATATGCCAATGGTCGGAGAAAAGAAGTTTCCTTACACTGCTAAAGGTAAGAAAGAAGCAAAGACATACGCTAAGAAGACTGGTGCTAAAGTAAGCACTGCACCAAAGTCTAAACCTATGAAGAAGATGGGAGCTATGCGTGGCTACTAAGCCGGGTCTCTATGCCAATATCGCAGCCAAGCGTCGTCGTATCAAGGCTGGCTCAGGCGAGAAAATGAGAAAAGTAGGCAGCAAAGGCGCTCCTACCGCTAAAGCCTTTATAGAGTCAGCTAAAACAGCTAAAAAGAAGAAATAATGCCTAAGAAGGAATACCAGAATCCTGAAGGTGGTTTAAACGCTAAAGGAAGGGCTTATTTCAAGCGAACTGAAGGAGCTAATCTCAAACCTCCAGTTTCGGCTAAAGCGGCTGCAAAGTCCCCTAAAGCAGCCAAACGGCGTAAGTCTTTCTGTGCAAGGATGGGCGGTGTTAAAGGTCCAATGAAGGACGAAAAAGGTAGACCAACAAGAAAAGCATTAGCACTCAAGAAATGGGATTGTTAAAGAATGGCAACTACAACATATTTACAAGCAGTCAATAGCGTTCTCCGTCGCCTACGGGAGAATGAAGTATCGACTGTTAATGAGACAGCTTATAGCAAGATGATTGGCGAATTAGTCAATGATGCTAAATCGTCTGTCGAAGCTGCTTATGGCTGGAATGCTCTTTCTGAGACATTGACTGCAGTTACGACAGCAGATATATTTAGTTATGTACTGACAGGCTCTGGTGTGCGGTTTAAGGTCTTAAATGTCATTAATGACACATCAGATACTTTCTTGCGTCTTGCACCAACTTCGTACATGACACAGCAGTTTCTGCCTACGAGTCCACAAAAAGGTTCTCCGCAGTACTATAACTTCAACGGACAAGATTCTAACGGTGACACCTTAGTTGATTTGTTTCCGATTCCAGATACTGCCTACACAATTCGATTTAATGTAATATTACCACAACCAACTCTAACTTCTGACAATACAATTATCAAAGTTCCTGCTGATGTGGTAATTCTAAATGCTTATGCTAGAGCAGTTGTTGAGCGTGGCGAAGACGGCGGTTTACAGTCTTCAGAAGCCTATGCTTTAGCTCGTAACTTAATGGCTGATTATATTGCCCTTGAGTCCAATCGTTATATTGAAGATACTAACTGGGTTCCAAGTTGAGCAAGCAAATTGTTACATCTTCTATATCAGCACCGGGCTTTGCAGGACTAAATCTTCAGGATGCTCCCACCTCATTAGAGGCTGGTTTTGCATTAGAAGCAAACAACTGCATTATTGATAAATTTGGTCGTATTGGTGCTAGAAAAGGCTGGACAACCTATTTACCCGCAAATACTGATTTAAGCACTGCAGCGGTTAAAACCATTGCACAGATGCTATCGCCGACGACTAACAACAATCAATTGTTTGCGGCTGGTAACAATAAGTTATTTCTGTCTACTGGTAGTGCATTAACACAGAAGTTAGTGCGCAATAGTGGCGATACTGCCAATGCCACCTATACCATTAATGACAGTCATTGGCAAGTAGCATCTTTACCAGATGTGACAAATGCTAGAGCAAGAGCTATCATTACTCAAGCAGACCACAAAGCACTGTATTTTAGTTATTCCTCAGTAACGAGTTCTTATGTATTTAAGATACTTGCCGATGTAGCAACATTGCCTGTGAACCCAATTGCACACACAAGCAGTACTTTTACACCTAATTGTGCATTAGCAGCATACGGCAGAATCTGGGTTGCAGACATTGCTGGAGATAGACAAACTGTTTACTTTAGTGATTTAACTAACCCACTAAACTTCCAAACAGGAACATCTGGTTCGTTAAACATTGCTGAAGTAGTTGGCGATGGAGACCCCATTGTAGCATTAGCGTCTCACAATGGTTTCTTGATTATATTCTGTCAGAACCGTGTAGTAGTGTACAGTTCAGCGCAAGACCCCGCTAGTATGTTCTTAGCTGATGTGGTAAATGGTATTGGCTGTGTAGCTAGAGATTCGGTACAGAATACAGGCACTGATGTTGTCTTCTTATCAGCTACTGGTGTTAGAAGTTTTACACGAACCATTCAAGAGAAATCCATGCCAATGCGGGATATTTCTAAGAATGTTCGAGATGAGTTATTAGAAAGTTTAACGAATACTTCAGATTTAAAAACCATTAAGTCTGGGTACTCAAGCATAGAAGCTGCGTATGTGCTGTCTTTTTCAGAAGACGACATTGCTTACTGTTTTGACATGAGAGGAGCATTACCAGATGGGTCTGCTAGAACTACAACTTGGACTACTATCACACCTACAGCGTTCTGCACAACAGCAAATAGAGAATTTCTTATCGGGAAAGCGGGATATATTGGGTTGTATGGTGGACACAGCGATAACGGCAGCTCTTACCGCATGGTGTATTATTCCAGCTATTTCGACTTCCAACAACCAACTTTATCAAAAATACTAAAGAAAGTTGAGATGTTAGTCTTGGGCGCACAGAATCAAGACATAACCATGAAATGGGATTTTGATTTTAAGAAAGCATATCAGTCTGCAACTATTACTGTAGACCCAACAAGTATTGCAGAATATGGTATTGGACAGTATAATATAGATAACTATTCTGGTAGTATTATTATCTTTAATTTAAATTTAAATGCCGGCGGAACAGGTAAAGTTTTACAGTTAGGATTTGAAACAGATATTGATGACAACGCTGTCTCAATTCAGAAAATAGACTGTTTTGTTAAATCAGGGAAAACATTATGAGCAACTACACAAAAGCCACAGACTTTGCTGCTAAAGACTCTTTGCCATCTGGCAATGCAAATAAGATTGTTCGTGGAACAGAGATTAACACCGAGTTTGCTGCGATTCAAACTGCAGTAAACAGTAAAGCTGATTTAGCATCTCCTACATTTACAGGCACACTTACTGCTGTGACATTAGCTGTTACAGGTAACGAAACTGTTGCTGGAACACTTACTGTGACTGGTGCGTTAGAAGCTGCTTCAGTTGATGGCGGGACATTCTAATCATGGCACAGATTATCGACAAACAGATGTCTGCTACGGAGATTATCCGTAAAGACCTAGAGCGTGGTGGCTTTACCAAAGAAGAAGACAAATTCTTAAAAGGTTTAGCCTTGCTGATTCAACAGAATAAAGCAGTAGTTGTTAGACACAACAATACTGTGTTTGTCGGTATTCGTAAAGAACCGGGTGTATTAGAAGTGCATATGTATACAGTAGACACTCCTAATATGCTTCTTGGTGCAATGAAGGTTGGTATTGATGCAGCCAAGAAAGCTGGTGTCAAGAAGTTAGTGTCTGAGACTGATAATTATAAATTAATAACAATGATGCAAAAGATGAACTTACCTGTAGAAGTAAAGAAGAAGGGTAAGATGTTTGCATGGTCACTGGAGATTAAATAATGGGCGGCGGGAATCCAGTAGCAGCAATAACAGACCCTATATCCTCTGTATTAGGAACGGACGGAGGTGGTGGCGGTATCTTAGGCGCTGTAGAAGATGTTGGTGAATTCATCGGCGATGCCGGAGAAGTTATTGACAAGAATGTTATACAGCCAGCAGTTCAAGACCCTGTAGGCACTACTATAAAGATTGCAGCTATTGCTGCAGCGCCTGCTACAGGCGGAACATCGTTGTATGCTATTCCAGCCTATACTGCTACTAAAGCAATTGCCGCTGGTGTACCTATTGAAGATGTAGCTAAGATGGCAGCAATCTCCGCTGCCGCAACTTATGCAGGAGTCAGTGTTGCTGATTATGTCGGTACTTTAGCAGAGTTTGGAACTGAGATTGGTTCTCAACAAACCGCAATGTTGGCACAGCAAAATATCGGTATTGGTACCGGTAATTTTGTGTCTACCGCCGCAGGGCAGGTTGCTGGTGGGGCTGTTTCTGGTACAGTTAACGCTGCTGCTACAGGAAGAGACCCAGTAACAGGATTATTAACAGGAACAACCAATGCAGTGATTGGTCAAGGTGTTAATTTAGCAGTTGATACAGCAGGTAATCTGTTTACCCCATCAACAGTGCCAAGCAATATAGTAGCGAGTAATACTTCAGGAACAACATCCGATGTTGGTGTTGACCCTACTTATCAAGCATGGCAAAATGCTATTAATAGCGGTGATATTATACCGAATAGACCATTAACACAAGCGGAGTTACAAGCAGCAGGAATAACTACAGGGAATACAGGTATGGATGAGACTTTATTTGGACCAACTCTAAACGAACTACAGGGTTATGGTGGCGGATTTCTTGGCACAGGCGAAGACTTTAACATGGGTGGCAACCCTAACATTATCCCCGGCGAACTAGGAGACATCATTCAAGACGCTAACGGAAACATTGTCCTGTCTTCCGGTGCTGACATCCAAGCTGCACAGTCTCTTGGCTTTGATAACACTACACTAACAAACTATGCTAAACAGTTTGGCACTGCTGCTCTTAAATCATTGCTCGGCACACGGGGCGGTACTGCTGGCGGTACTGGAACACAAGGCGGACTAATAAACGCTGGTGCTAACTATTTCTTGTCTGACGCTGCTCGTAGAGCAATTCAGGCTGCTTCACAGCAATCAGCTCAACAGCAGTTAGAAGCTACTCGCAGAGCAGAACAGTTTGCTACATTTAGACCAGTTGGTGTTACTACTGCTTTTGGTCAATCACAGTTTCAGTTTGACCCAACAACCGGTCAGTTAACTTCTGCAGGTTACACCGCAACACCGCAAGTTGCTGCACAAAGAGAAAGATTGTTTACTTTAGGTGCTGAAGCACTGCCAACTACTGCAGACACAACTGAATTACAACGGCAGTACATTGCTCAACAGCAAGGTCTATTAGCACCAAGTCGTGAGCAGCAGTTCGCACAGTTACGCAATCGTCAATTCCAGCGTGGTACAGGTGGTTTAGCTACGGGTGGAACAACGGCGGGCTATACGACTGGCGCTCCCGGTCTAATGCAGACTAATCCTGAGATGGCTGCTTATTTTAACGCACTTGCAAGAGAAGACGCTACTTTAGCAGCTAACGCTCCTACTTATGCTCAGAATCTACTAAATCAGCGAATTGCTTCTGGTACAAACCTATTTACTCAGGCTGGTAACTTAGAGACGATGGCACAACAGCCATTAACAATAGGTACTGGATTAGGAACGCAAGTAGCTACAGCAGGTTCAAGAGCAGGACTATATGGATTAACTGGAACACAGGGAGCTGCTCAGACACAGCTATACGGTAATGTGGCTAATGCTTCTGGTCAGCTAGGACAAGCTCAAGGACTGCTTACTGGTGTAAGTCCTTATTTACAGCAAGCTGGTAACTATGCAATTAACAACTGGCTATCATAAGGAATAATCATGGCAGATATGTTTGATAAAGAAGAGTTAAGTCTAGTTGGCGGTTTGTTTACAAATACTTTAGCAACAGCAGAAGCAGAGAAGTTAGCACAGCAAGAAGCTGCCTACAAGCGCTTTAGCGGTGCTGCTGGCACACAGAATCCTTTTGCTGGTTTAGCTGGTCTATCTGGAATGTTTGGCACTGCTGCAGGACAGGAATTGCGTGGTTTAGCTGGATACCAAAGCCCTACAGTGCAGCGTGTGTCTCAACAACAACAGTTACTAGGTGGTGTTGACTTTACAGAACTTGAGTCTCTGACCAAAGGCGCACAACAGGCAGCTGCTGCTGGTCGTCCTGATATTGCTGAGGCACTTGCTAAAAAAGCATTGGAAATTAGAACTAAAATAGACGAGAGACAAGCAACTCGTGATACCCAATTATTAATTGCTCGTGAAAGAATTCAAGGTCAATTAGATGCTGCAATTCAGCGTGGTGCTGACCAAAAAGAAATAGCAAGAATTATGACCGAAGGTCGTCGAGACATTGCTGCATTAACGGCATCGTTAAAAGGACCAAGAACATTATCTGCAAGTTTACAAAAAGACGAAGGTAAGGATTTAGAAACAATTGATAGTTATGTTGCACAGCGTAGTGCATTAGATTCTTCTATTCGAGCCTTAACACCAAATGAAAAAGGTGTAAGGTCACTGGAGTTGGGACCATTAAAGAATGCAGAATATCTTGCTCGTAATGCTGCTGGAAACTCTACTCCAGAAAGTAGAGCGTACGAAGCATTGAAATCAGCAGTTGACACGGCTGTTAATTTACAAGTTAGTGCTGAAAAAGGTGTACAAACTGACAAGGATGTGCTGCGTTTTGCTCAGGCGTTGATTGCAGCGTATGGACGCAACGATAGCGAAGCTACTTTCCAAGCATTAAAACGATACCAACAGTCTATTATTGATGCTGAGAACCGAACTAAAACTCGTGTCGAGTCTCGTAGAAAATCTCAAGGCATTGAAGAATATGGTTTTGGAACTTCTCAAGCACCAGCGGGTGAAAAGAAAACAAAAACTATTACTCTTAAAAATGGCACCGTTGTAACTGTTGAAGATTAAGGATAAAAATGCCTAAGTATACAATTAATGGACAAACAGTAAATTCTCCTACTGCGTTATCGGAAGATGATTTATTAGAATTGTCTCAGCAGTTAGGTGGCGGTGTCCCAACTCCGAAACCAGTAGCAACTCCTTCGGATGTCCCTGCTGTAGCCGCACAACCGACACAGGTACAACAACAGCCTGAGCCACAGAAACGCTCTATGCTCAATGAATTTGGTCGTCAAATAGGTTTAACAGGTAGAGCAGCCTATGAAGCCTTTACTTCTCCAGCACTTGCTGTCTTAGAAGCTGGGCGTGGTGCGTATAATTTAGGCGCTCAAGCATTGGGTTCTGAAAGTAGAATACCTTCTTTTGCTCAAGCACAGAGTCAAATGCTTGGTCAAGTATTACCGACACCTGAAACAACCACAGAACGAGCAGTTCAGGCTGGCACACAAGCAATGGCAAGCACTGCTGGTCTCGCTAAATTAGCACCTAATGTCCCAGCATTGGCATCAGACATGGCTAGACAAATTCCATCGGCTGCTGTTGCTGGTTTAGTTAGTCAACCTATTGCAGAAAAGGTTAAAGATATTACTGGAAGTGATTTGGCTGCCTTAGTTGCTGGTGTTGGTTTTGGTACAGTTGGTGCTGCCGCAACAGGGAAAGTATTAAGCGCTACTGCTCCCGGTAAAGCACCTTTATTTACAATGGAAGAAGTAAAAAAGAGAGCATCTGACTCGTATAATAAAATGGATGCACAAGGAGTGTCAATTAAGCCACAATCAACATTAAATTTAGTTGACGATATTCGAGTTGATTTAGACAACATTGGGCGAATGGTTCCCGGCACAGCTCAAGCTGATTCAGTAAATGCCACTTTAAATAAAGTTAATACAATTATTAGTCAACAGCCACAGGGTGTGTCTTTTACTGCATTAGAGAAAATTCGTAGTACTCTAAATGATTTACGCATGAGTAAAGATGCAGATATTAGTCGGCTTGGTGGTATCGCTGTTTCAAGAGTAGATGATTATATTAGTAACTTAACTGGTAAAGATATTATTGCTGGTAAAGCTGGGCTGGATGACGCTGTTAAGAATGTTATGTCGGCAAGAAAAGACTGGAGAAATGCTAGTCGTGCTTCAGTATTAGATGATGCCTTAAATACAGCAGAAGCAAAAGCATTAGACCCAAAAGCATCTGAAAGTGAGTTAATTCGTCGAGGTTTTATTAATATTGCAGGCAATAAAGATAAGATGAATTTATTTAACAAAACTGAACAAAACATCATTAAATCGGTTGCTCAGGGTGGTACTTTAGACCCAGTGTTAACTTTAGCCGCACAGTTTAGTCCTTTGAGGTCTAAATTAGCTGCTGCTGGTGGTGCATATGCGTTCACACAAGCTCCTGTGGCAACCACAGTCGTAGCCGGAACTGGATTGACTGCTGATTTATTACAAGGTGCGTTGCGTCGTAGAGCAGCTCAACAAGCTGTTAAGCAGATAGCATCAGGCGCTCAAGCACCAGCCCCTAACTTAGGATATGTAGGTTTACTAACTGGTGGATTGAATCCTCCCGGACAATAAGAATATGATTATATGTCAGACCAATTTGGTTTTATCGAAGGAGCAAAGTCTGTAACCAGTAGCATGGATGCCAGCCGTGAGGCTAGTAAGTCCATCACTAAAAGTATTACCGATGTACAGAAAGACGCAGCAGCAGTAGCACAGCAAAAAGACCTAGAGCGTAAGAGGCAGATAAGAGAAGCTCAGGTCTTTAAAGAGCAATATTTCAAACGAGCAATGATGGAATGGCAACGCCAAGAAACCATCCGCATCGAAGAAGCTAAAGTCAAAGCTGATTTCATAAGAAAGCACGGCGCTAAACGCTGGAGTGAAATCGAATCCATTAAACAAAAAATAGAGAAACAAGATAATGAACTTAATCGAGAGTTTAAACAAGATTTGGCAAAGGTTCGTAGAGCAATGTTCATGTGCTATGCAGTGGCTGCGGTCATTGCTTGGTATCTAACTTGGGGGTATAAACAATAATGTTACCGTTAATGGCGCTATTTGATGTTGGGATGAAAGTCCTAGATAAATTCATTCCTGACCCTGAAGCTAAAGCAAAGGCTCAGAAAGAACTCTTACAGATGCAACAAGAAGGTAAACTAGCTGAGTTACAAGCTGATAATATAGAGGCACAAGAACTCACTAAACGACACGAAGCAGACATGGCTTCGGACTCTTGGTTATCAAAGAACATACGACCGATGACTCTAGTTTTTATTCTGTTTGTCTACTCAGCATTCGCTACGATGTCCGCATGGGACATTGAAGTCAACAACAACTATGTTGAACTATTAGGTCAATGGGGAATGCTTATTATGTCTTTCTACTTTGGTGGTCGTACTCTGGAGAAGATAATGGATATGAAGAAAGGCAAAGATGAACCTAAGCCCTAACTTTACCCTAGAAGAACTAACCCATTCTGAAGTAGCAGAGCGTAAGAACCTAGATAATACCCCTAACGCCAGTGAGGTTGCTAATTTAACTAGACTAGCAGCCTTGCTAGAGCAAGTCAGAACCCTCCTAAACAAGCCAATAATGATTAATTCTGGCTTTAGGTCTAAACCAGTCAATGACTCTGTCGGTAGCAAGGACACTAGCCAACATAGGATAGGTT